CTATATTACAAAATCGAATTTGCACTTATTGTCAGTTAGCAAGAAAAGTGCGAAAAACTTGTTAGCCCCAAAGGACTCTGACTAATAAAATTAGTAAAATTTACTTATAAATAAGAAAAAGAGTCCAAAGGACAAGAAATTGTTAATATACCCGTGTAAGGGGTGATAAGTACTGAATAAACCCAAAACCAATTATAAACTACAATCTAATACTTATCAATATAGAGTGAATAAATGTCTATTTCTGGAGTTCAAAAATAGTAAGGGAGTTATGTTCTCGCCACATTGACGAGAGGGGGAACGCCGACGAGATACATAAATGTAAAATCGTCGCCTGGTGCTCGGTACATCCGAGTTGAAATAAAGCTACCTGCAGGAATAGCACCTCGCATATTCATCGCAACAATTGCAGGAGGAATATTTCCACGAAGGACATTATCAACTTGTACAGGACGTTCTGTTGCAATGTAATTTGTAGCAGGACTAATGTGAGATACATTGTAATAAGGAATCTCTACCTCTGACAAGCCTTCAATAGAATTATCAATAACTTGCAGAGCTGTGCCCATATTAGTTGAACCAGCTGGCAAAGTAGTTGTAAGTTGCATGGGTAGTCCACCAACGGTAAATCTCGCCACCAAAGCGTTAAAAGCATCTTGGACAGTATTCCATAGATACCAAGAAGAATAACCTTGAAATTTAGGAGTAAAAGCTGTTGCGCCAGAATTTTGAACATGTGTAGCCTTCAAACGCATAGAACCGCGCCAAAATGCATACATATAATAATAATATTCATACAAGGATATAGTTTTGGTAGCAGCAACAGTTGAAACAGGAGAAATTACAGAAAAAGGGGCGACTATAATTGACTGATTTGTTGAGGATTGGTCCAAAGTTCCAAATTCACCAAACCGTTTAATAAGTTGTCGCACAGACATAATCTTTTCGCCTATACAATGAGCTTCAGGCGACCAATTAGCAGCAATTTGGTGTGTATCAATGGTTACGGGATGCACACCATGTTGAGCATCGTTACGCTGGATGGCTTCATTTTCACCCATTATCTGCGAGTAAATTTTAGGAACTTCATTACTCGCTGCATTGTTGTCGTATTCCTGTACATGTTCCTTCGTAGTTTTCTCCGTATCAGCAAGTGTAAAAGCACCAGCATAAGGTACATATGAAGGAGCCGAAGGGGCAGCAAAAGTCAAATCAGGACCACCATTTGTTTCAACAATACAATCGATAGATTGAAAAACGTTATTCGCTGCAACCAATTGATTGAGAACTTCAACACGAACAATTCCAGTAACAGCATTGTACATCAGAGTATTATTCGTTCCCAACCATGAAGCTTCAGGGCGAATACAATACATCCAAGGTCTTGAAGAAATATAAGGAACAGTAAAAGAAACCTCCGTGGAAGTACGTAAATCCACAATTATCTTTTGCGTCTTAGAAACATCAGGAGTACCTGTTGAAATAGTAGTGTTAAAATAAAATGATATAAAACTAATTCGTAAACGGCCAGAATGAAATTGCGTTTTAACAAACTTAAATGTGTAAACAACAGAACCTCGCCAATACCCATGAGTATTCGCAACATAACCCATATGTGTACACCGAAAACGATCGGTCACCGTTGCTGAATATGATTTGATCTTCATGGGTGTAACAAAATTATCCCACAAGATTGCACCAGTCAGATCTGTATTTGCCCAAGTAAATCTATCCCAATAATTAGGTATAGACAAAACGTGACCCAAATCCATTTCATCAGCAGAGGTGCCCGAAAGTCCGGCTTTAGTTTCAATTTCATTAGAAGCCGACAAGGCAAGTTTATGTGAAGCATCCGATCCATTAAAGTTTGCCATATGTGCTTGACCTCGGAGCTTTGATTCACACGGTAAACCTTGCAATGTTGGCTTAGAAAAACCCAATATTTGGAATATATTCGCAGCAGCCGATGAAATCCAAGCTGGGCGAGTAAACATATTTCCCAAAACGGGAATCTTAGAAAAAGTGGACAGACTCTCAGAGAGTTGACCAATACCGCGTGACAAAACACCCGAATTCTTAATTGTAGTCAGTTCAGATGCAACCTGAGCAAAAATTCTTGCAGGTCTACGAGCATAAGAACCATCTGAATACATCTTATGAACATCCTTCTGGGTCATCTGACCAGTCGCCAACTTCGCAGCTTGTGAAGCAAAATTTGGCGCACTTCCAGTAAAGATGTTAGCTCCTGTAGGATATTGAACGTCAACATCCTCCAAATGAGCCCAAACAGTGTATTCAACAGAACCAGTACCAGATATTTGATCCCGAAGTTGACTATACACAACCAAATAAATGGCACCAAAAGAACCTTGGCCTGTAATTAAATTATAATAAACATGAGGAGAAACATAAGGTATACGCATTTCAATTTCCGTACCAACACTCAAATCCAAATCAGTGCGGGGACAACCAGAGCGGCCCTGCAATGTAGAATTAACGAGAGTGACACGGTTTGGCATGTATTGTGCATATGGGAAATATTGTAACATCAAGCGTCCTTGCTGGAAAGGTTGAGAATTAACCTGAACCTTTACCACAAGTGTTGCCCGAAGTCCAACAAAACCCCGCAACTTTTCTTGATACATGGCATTTGAAATAAGTGCCTCAGGGAAATTTGTGGTATAAAGTTGAGTCTCTGTAGCTTGCGTTGAAGCCCAAAGACCCGTCTGTATAACTATAGGTCGAGAAAGAAAATCCGTAACTGTATGTATGCGATCTTCACGCGCGGTCATTGACAAATAATCAGTTGACAAGCTAACGATATCAGGGACAGCATCAGTCGAGGGAATAACTCCTTCACTAGAGAAATGGACAATCTCTTTTTGTTCAGAAGTAACTTCTCGATCTTCGTTTTCAATTTGTGTTTTATTTTGAAATGTAGCAGGTAAATTTCTTTGATGAATCGACTACCTAATCAACATCATCGCATAGAGGGTACCCTGGATATTGTGGGGCTGCCACTAGGCATCCTGGGCCGTAAAGTTAAACAACTAACCTAATTACTAAAATAGCACTACTTTCTTCTTAATTAACCTCTAAAATTTGTATAAGAAAGCAAGATCACATCTTAGCTTTAAAAATCATAAAGTTCATCTGCAAGATATTCAATATCATGCAAGTAAGCTTCATATGTGAGAATTTGGGGTATAGATGGCAATTCATCCTGAATCTTGACTATACCATTTTTAAGTTTATCATACTCCTCACGTCCATGATAAACAATTTCACGAAAAGCCGTCTCAATATTGGACATTAAAATAACATTAGGATCAATAGTATTTCTAGTCCAATTTAACATTTCATAAATAACCTCCATTTTGAGCGGAGCAACCATGGGCTGCAATTCCGGACAAAAGCGAAATCCCCTCTTCAGGAAGAAAGTATCTTCCAAAGTACGGTATTTCACCATCTTTCCAGATTTCGACTCATCGGTATACTCATGCTTCATTTCGGTCATAATAACACTTATAGTCTCTTGATTAAAAATCTCAATAACATCCTCAGATATATTCAATTCATTATCATCGCCGTAAGTAATCATTGCGACCAGTTTACGAAACCACTTCATAGAAGCCATTTTTGGACAATCGCGTTTCATTATTCTAATCCAAGCAATACGCATAATAATAGAATTATATAAACAATT